GGGCTGGAGCAGGTGCTGGAGTTACCGCCACTGGGCTTCCTGGCGATACTCCAGGCGCTAAAGTGGCCACATCCACGCCACTCTCCACGCCTTTAGCCGTTACCGGCTCCTCCACAGTCTGCGGTTGCGGTTGCAGCAGTTTCTCCAGTTCTTCCGTCTCTGCCTGAGCATAATCCACTGGCCCCGCAGCAGGAGCAGATGTGGCTGGCGGCATTTGCCCCGGCACCATCCCTGCCAGGTCGTTTGGGTCCGCAGCAGAAGCAGGTTGTGGGATAGGAGCAACCGTCCTTGCTGGCAATACTGCATTTGCCGCCGGTCGTAACTGCTTTTTCTTCTTTTTCCGTGGAGCAGTAGCGCCTGGAAATCCTTCAACATTCATATAATTCATTATTCGACCCCTACGATTTTGCGACGGCGAAGCCTGCCAACAGGCTTGTACTGGAGATTCACGCGGCGAAACACAAACGGTTCATCACTGGCGTTGTTAGTGTATTTCAGTTGTGTGCTATTGTCGTATCCCTGCAGATCCGTATCCCCATACAACGCCTGGTTGGCACCTCCCAACTTTGAAGTGCCAATGGTAAAACTGCCCAGCGTCGCAAACGATTCGCCCATGTTCAAAGCCTGGGTAACACCGTTGATCTTTGGCGACTGCTGCACCACCTGGACATCATACGCTGACGACTGAGCATCAAAATAATGCCGTGCGTAAAGCCAGCGCATTCTCACATCTGCCCCCATCGGCGGCGGCGCACCGGTTTCAAAGCTCGATGAAATCGCGGTGCCAGCATCATTATTACCACTATCATGCGTATACACATGCCCGTCGAAGCCGCCAGCATGAGGCACATCATCCACCAGCGCCGAACTGTCTCGCGCCATAGTGGTATAAGGGCCAAACCAGCAGTTAAGAAGGGTGTTATAGATGATGGCGTAATTGTTGGTCGCCTGCGACGCCCCGTAGGGAATGAACCACCAGATTTCGTTTGAGGTCGGATAAAACAGACCATGCACCAGCCCCAGCTTCGCCTTGTTCAGCGTTTCCCAGAAACGCGACCCGTCCAGCGCCTGTGAAATCTTGGTAACCTGACTACTGCCGTCCCAGGCGTAAAACCCGTCCAGGCGAGGGAATAACTGCAGGCCCGATGGCAGGTTGACGATACCTCGACCCGACACCGTTCCTGCTGGAGCGCGACGTTGCACCGAATACGGCACCGTAGCATTGCCAGTAGGAGTCAGAACATGGATGCCCTGGTCCGTATGCACCGCCAATGCATTTCCCAGCGGCGAAATCCCGGTAATATCATGGTCGAAGTTGTAGTAGTCGGTAGATCCCCATACAGTGATGTCTCCAACACTGCTTCTCCACAACTGGTAAGCTGCTCCGTTGACGTTGCCGATCCATAAACGTCCGTCGAAATAGGTAATATGCTTGCCCTTGGTAAACCGACCGTCATCGTCCAGGTTGGCAATGTTATTAGTCCCGCCGGTCCAGGTAAGCGAATCGGTGTCCGTGCCGTTGGTAAGCACCAGCGTCGAACCTGCAAGCGCCCACTCAAAGACATTGTCGTTGCCAGCTGTAATCGTTATCGAGGCGGTTCGATCTGTGCCGCTGCCGCCGGTTACGTCGTAGAATTTATTGCCGGCAATAGCGAAGGTTTTCTCCGTCCCCGCCAGCGTTACCTGCCCGACAGCAGTAATAGTGGCATCCGAATTGAGGGATGAACCGTTGAACTTGGCAAACCCCTTGCGCTTCTCGACCTCACCAGCCTGGCCGATACGGCAGTTGGTCATCGAGTAAAGCGCATTCGCGCCCAGGTCTTCGGCGGGCTGATCATAACGCACCCCTTTTGACCAGGGACCATACTGTACCGTGTTGGCAGTAATCGCCATCTAGCTCAGAGTTCCTTCTTCGACCTGAAACGCAAAACCGTACCCCATGCCGTCATCAACGCGGCGGCGGCGATAAGAGCGGTTGCCCTGAATATTGCGGTTTTGCGCCAGCGCCCGCTGAATGACCCGTTCCATTTCCTGCCGATCCACCATCGCACCCTGGTCATCTCCTTTTTCTTCTTTGTATAACGCCGCGATACCAAAGACCAGCGCTGGTTGCACCAACGGCGGCATATACGGGTCCATCGAATCCGAATCATCGTCTGAATCGAAGTCAGGAATAAAGGCGTAGTAGCGGTACTTTATCACATCACTGCTGTTAGACGGTGTCGGATACAGTGCCACATCGACGTAGCCAGTGGATGCGTTAATGCCCTCGATCACTACGTAGCGACTGTCGCCGGTTTGCGAATGGTTAGGATCGTCCGCATCGAGCGTCTGCGAGTCGATGATGAGCATTACGTGATCCTGCGAGTTGTTGCGAAACGACAGCGGTTCGGCTACGTCTGCAGCCAGACTATAGGTCTGAGTGCTGGCAGTGACGGTAAAATTCGAGCTTTTGAACATCCAGAACCATTTGGCGCGGGATGATACATCCTTCGCAACCAAATTCAGATAATCACGAGCCGTGTCCTTAAACGTCGAACTGGTAGTGTTCAGACCGACTCGCTGCAGCGCCAGTTGAATGATCTGTAGATTTGTCAATGCATGTTTGTCCAGGCACCATTTACGTATGCCTGGATCTTATTGTCAGTGGTGTTGTAGATCAGCAGGCCATTAAACGGGGAGGTAAGCGCATCGCGCTCCGTAGTCGTAAGCTGCGGAGCTGCCAGCGCGGAAAACTGGGTTCCATCACCATAAAACGTCGCCGCGTTAAGTGCGCCGAAGACAGTAACGTCACCATCAAAATCTGCCACTACTGATGTGCGGCGGCAGCAATCTGATCGAGGTCATATTCGCTCAAATTATTGCCGTTGCCCTCCAGCCACCGGTTCTTCCAGATCTCAACCGCCTCGAAGCCGCGCTGCGCGATGCGGTCAGGAGGGTCAGGAATAAAATCGGGATGATGGGTAACTTCGCCAAACGCCTTCGAGGTGTTACGCACATCGTTATTGGTCGTACGTGAGCGACGTTGCCGCGCATGAGTCTTATTCAGATCCAGAGCAATACGGATCTTTTCTTTTTCCTCATCCGAAGCATTTAAAAACTGCTGCACCACGTTGCTGGTATTGAGTCGCGGGGCAGGAGCTTCTTCGACAAATTCTTCTGCTTCGGGCGGCACCGGAACACCCTGCGGTGTTGGCTGCGGCTTGAGCTGAGTGCCCTCGTTTACTTTTGGCATCGTTAACCTCGGGAAACGGGAGAGCGGGTCAATGACTGATCCGCTCTCCCTGGTGAAATACTTACACTCGTTACTATTAAGCCTTATGCCTCAAGGCCAGTGTCGATTACTCCAAACTCAACATTATCGGCGCGTACTCACCCGTAGCTACTGTCGTTAAGGCATGGCCTACCTCGACTTCCGTCTCAGCATCCTTGAGATGCACCGCACCATTGACACCATCCGACAACGTGAGTCGGTTTCCTTCAGTGATGGTTCCATCGGCCAGACACGTTGCCTGCCCCCTGGTTTGCACCCAGGCAAAATAGCCAGAGGTAATGCCTCGCATCGTCACGCCCGTTGGGAACGGATCAACGATGGTTCCCTGAGTTGCATCAGTAATATGGCAATTATTATACCGGCTAGCGCTAATAGCCCAATCACTAGCGCCAGTGGCAAGTGCTGTTACAATAGGATCGTAGAGCGTGAACTCGACAGCATCGCTACTAGCAGCACCATTGCTCTTGATCCGGTACGTGAACCCTTCACCATCTCCATCGGTAGTATGCAAGTACGACCCCGCATAATCATTAGCCTCTACGTCTTGGAAGTCAGCTGGAGGACCGGCACTGCCTGACGCCGTCAGCGTGACAGTAGTAGAGCCAGCGCTCCCACCGGAAATGACGCCATCCGAAATCTCGTCAGCGGCACCCGTTGACTGATCAGCGCCGACCATCTTCCCTACCGTCACCGCAGCATCAAAGTTGCAATAACGGAATATGCGCCCATCAGCCAGTTCCAGTTTTTCTCCCAATCCGTACTTAGCTGTTTCAGATTCTGTGTAAAGGCCGACGTTGCCAAATCCCCCTATGCGGCCAATGCCATAATTGGCATTATCGTTACGTGACATTTTTATTCTCCTTTGCCCGTTTCTAGGCTCTAAAGCCTCATTGGCTTGAGGCTCGGATGGTTAAAATTAGTCGTTGATGTTGTAGATAACACCCTGACGACGACGGTTATTGGTGGTCAATTGCAAACCGACGATTACAAATGCCGTCTTAGCCATCTGATTTGAGGGTTCGCGGAAATCGGTATTGGAAAACTCCATACCCTTCTGCAGTTTCAGCTTGAGATACTGAGTATTGAGGAAATACATCCTGCCAGTACCGCAGTCACGGTCGTACTGCACCGGGACGCCACGGAATGCCGGCAAACGACCATCAACACCCGGCTTGTCCTTGCTTGACAGGCGCTGGTAACCGGTTC